CGCCTGGAATCGCTGCATCGAAACTAATTTCGTATTCTGTGAGATACGTTTCTTCCGTCATCTGCGCACGCGCATCGCGCAGTTCGTCAGGATGCAAGATGTTGGTCTTGCTGGCCGGTAACTCCAACAACACATGCGTGTCAGGATTTAACCGCGCCTCTTCGCGCATCTGCCAGAAAAAATTCTTGCCAGCCGGTGTGCCGGCGAATATCGCCCAGCCGCGTCGGTCGGATAGTGCCGGTCGCAACACGCTGTACCAAGCGGACGGGCGAATCTGCCCGACTTCGTCTAATACGACGCCGTCAAAGTACATACCGCGAAGCGCGTCAGGGTTGTCCGCACCGGCTACGAAGATCGTGCTTTGGTCGCCGTACCCGTTGTTAATGACAAGCTTGAGTTCGCTTTCGTTTGGCGGCTTGGCCCAGACGGGTTTGCTCAGTTCCTTTAGGTAGTTCCACGCCACCTTTTTTGCCTGATCGCGAAAGGGGGCGAGATACGCGAACTGTGGCTTCGGTTTATTTGTTTCCAGCGCGGCCACGATGATGTCGGCGCACATCGCCACCGTCTTGCCAGCGCGGCGATGCGCAATCACGACCGCCCAGCGTTTGTTGCGCTGGTGTAGCGGCAGAAAGACGTTGCGGGGCTGGTAGCTGGTAATGTCCATTCAGTTTTTCAGAACAGGCGAATTTTGTGGTGGGAGATATGAGGGGGGAGGCTCCTGTTAAGCACCCTCCCCCCCCTGCCGATTGATGGGGGGTGGGGGGTCAATTTCGTCCACCTGGTGGTCAGTCTCCCCGTTTGTTGCGTCGTCCTGATTTATAATCCGCGAATCCTCGTTATGAATCAGTGCCTTAGAGTTGCCTTGTGTCGCTGGTGTGACGTCGACAATGCCACGGCCTTGCAGCCAACCCAAATTTATCGTGATGCCTGCCCCCGTCGCGTTGACCGTCAACGGCAACGCCTTGGCCATCATGCCGGCGAATATCTGCCTATCGGCCACGCTGCCATTGGCACGCTCTAGCAGCCACGCAGCCAGCCCCTTACGTCCTTGAGAGTCCGTGACCTCACGGGCTGCGTACTCGACTGCCTCGCGTATCGTTTTGGTAACTTTGTTTTGCGTCCCCTTTTGACGCCCTTTCGGCATGACCGCGCCGTTTAGGGGGGAGACAACCCGCCCCCTGTCGTCTCCAATTTTGGGGGCGTTCGCCTGTTCTACTGAACTCATACACTAAGACTATCCGCATTGTGGCCGTAAGCGCAAGCCATTGTGTTTTTCTCTTTACATGCACAAGCGCTTGCATATAATGACCACATCAACCACGCAAACGAGGCACCAACGATGTTTGACTATGCAGACTTTGAACGCCACGCGAAAAAATACGAGCATTACAAGACCGCACGAATTCGCGGTCATGTATTCACGGAAAACGGCGAGCATGACTTGGAAGCCGGTCAGTTTGTCGCCGTTCGTCACATTCGCAACGCATGGAACGGTTTAACGCGCCGTGTTGAGCCGGTCTACAGCATCACCGCAAACGGTAGCGTTTGGGGCGTCATGTATGCGTCCAACCTTTCTGACTTTGTTTTATAACCAAACAAACGAGGTAAAAAACCATGTTTACAGTCCAAAATGATCAAGGCCGCCCCTTTAAAGTCCGCATCGTTCGCGAGGGCGACCGTTACGGCTTAAACGATTGCTTGACGCATAGCGGCGCGCCAATGGTCGAGTTTTACGACGCCTCGCAAGATCCTGCAAAGTTTGGCGAGCGTGGCCAGTTCGTAAGCCGTTATTACGTTGACACGCTCACGGGCCGCGACGGCTTCGGACGCGACATTCGCAACGGCTACGCCTTAATCCTTGACGGTGGCGTCGAGGCGTGGACGCTTGACCCCGTCGCCGCATCGCAAGCTGTCGATTGGGCAGCTTCACAAGTTTACGGAGTGACAGCATGAACGCCCCCCGCTTAAGCACGATTTTAATGCTCATCGGCTACCCGATCCTGTTCGCCGTGTTTTTCGTCGAGCAAGACTTGATTGCCCCCGTTGCTTTCACGGGAATATTCATCGCAGCCGCCGCCGCTATTGCAAATTACTGCGGCGACTGACCGCCCATCACAAAGGCAACCAGAGGGCGGCCATGTGCCGCCCTTTTCTTTTTTTGCGACTTGCTCAACGCGCTGAGTATTTTTACTCAATGCCCGCAACCCCGTCACCAAATAGCGTCACGTCGCAGGGCGTCACACGCAGGGGTACTACGTACCCCCTGCGACGCTTGTGACGCTGCTCTGTCCTTTTCTGCGACGCCTTGCGACGCTTTGCGACGCTTGATTGAAAACGCTAAACATAACAGACACTTACACGCTCCAGAGCGTCACACGTTTTTTGTCACGCTCTGCGACATTTGTCACAAAGCGTCACAAAACGCCTTGCGACGCCCCCCCCTTTTTTTATCAAAGATTGCGACGTTTAGAACTTTGTTGCAGACCCCTAAAATGACCGCATTGCGGTCAGATAAACACAAAACCACAAAGCACAAGCGGTAGTGCTTGACTGCACAAGCGGTAGAGCTATTATGGCTACATGCGTTGCGATTGTCGTAACGCTTAACAAAAGGAATACAACGATGCAAACGCAAGACACGAAATACAACGGTTGGACAAATTACGCCACATGGCGTGTGAATCTGGAGATATTCGACGGCTTCGACCCGTCGGACTATTACAGCGATTTTGACGCTGACGATACCTACGGCTTGTCAAAATGCCTTGAGGACTACGCCGACCAAGTGCTATTTGAGTGCGCCACCGTTGAAGGATTGGCCGCCGACTACGCCCGCGCCTTTTTGTCTGATGTCAATTGGTACGAAATAGCCGCCCACATGCTCGACGACATCAAAGCGGAGGCCGCATGAGTACTTACCCTAAGACCCCCGCCCCGTGGTCTATCGGCAGCAACGGCGCAAGCGTCAAGGTGACGGACGCCGACGGCAAGGCGGTATGCATGTTGACGCCGCGAAAGGGTGCATGGAATGGCGACTTGATCGCCGCCGCGCCTGATCTTTTGGACATTTTGCGCGATGTCCGTGAAGCGTGGTTAGAAGATAGATTTTTTGATGTCGATGGCATTTTAACCGGCGACGTTTGTAGAGACGTTATCGCTAAAGCCACGGGGGAAACGCTATGAACATCCCACACTTCAACGCCTACGACGACGGACGCTTTCAAGCGTTAACCCGCACTCTCGACGATGGACGCTATGTAGTTATCACCGACACGGGCGGCATGGGCTATCCAGAGCCGCATGATTTCAATGTGTGCATCTATCGCTGCGAAGACGCTTTTGGAGATGATCCGACAGACTCTGTACTGGCGTCGGCCACGTCTGACCAGTTTGACAACTTAAACGACGCAATTAAGAAAACGATGGAGGCCATACGATGAAACGCACAGCTAAAACGAAAGCCAAACAGAAACCCGCCAAAGCGAAACAAGACACCGCGCAATCTTTCGGACTTGCCGCCTTGTTCGCCGCTCTGGCGGTCGTCGATGCAAGGCTAGACGAGGACGGTGACGAGGTGAGTGGTGTTTGGGGCTTGATGTTGGCTGACTGTTTGGGCGAACTACCCGAAGCCGACGAACGGCGCGTCTTGAAAACTGCCGAAACGCTTTTAGCGGTTATCAGCGTACAGGTGCGGCCATGAATGGCCGCAACCTTGCAGATCAAATGGAGGATTACACGCTGAAGCTGATGCGCGATGAAGGATACACGCGCCATGAAGCCGAGGCACAAGCTTATGCCGTGTTCATAGGTGAGGACGAACATGCGCCGGATCGATATGAAAATCTTTCAAAAGGTGAGCCATGCGCGTCCTGATAGCCTGTGAATTCAGTGGCACGGTTCGCCGTGCCTTTCGCTCACTGGGCCATGACGCATGGTCGTGCGACATTTTGCCTGCGGATGATGGCAGCGAGCATCATTATCAAGACGATATCCGCAACGTGTTGGGGCGTGGCAAACCATGGAACGAACCGTCATGGGATTTGATGATCGCTCACCCGCCCTGCACTTACTTAACTAATAGCGGCGTAACCTGGTTACACCGTGACCCGACGCGATGGCAAAAGCTCGATGAGGCAGCGGAATTTTTCAAAACGCTGCTCGATGCTCCTATCCCGCGAATTGCGATTGAAAACCCGATCATGCACAAGTACGCCAAAGAGCGTATTGGCGGCGTGAAGCAGTCACAAGTGATTCAGCCGTGGATGTTTGGGCATACAGAGTCAAAGGCAACGTGCTTGTGGCTCAAGAATTTGCCAACGCTGAAGGAAACGAAAAATGTAAAAAAAGATATGTTGAAACTGCCAGATAGCGAGCGACAGAGATTGCACTGGCTTCCGCCGTCCGCTGACCGATGGAAATTACGCAGCACCACCTACTCAGGCATCGCTGACGCGATGGCACAACAATGGGGAAAGTTACTATGATTGACACCGAAAGCCCCGCCGGCTCATGGCGGCGGGAAATTTTGCACAGCCCCGCGACGACGACTCAGTTGCGCGAAATGATTAGCGAACTAGAGCATTGCTTGAAGGTGAGCCGCCGTGACTTTGATGAACTACGTCAAGCCAATATGCATTTAGTCAAGCGTCTAGCGGAAGCCGTAGCGCGTGAAATGGAACAGCGGGCCATTGTCGCCAAATTGGAAAGGGAGTTAGAGGCATGGAGTACACGCAAGATAGGTTGAGGGCCGAAATTCGCCGTTTAGAGTTTGAGCTAGAAGAATATGCTCGACTTGATCGCCAACGTGTGTGGGCAGAAGCAGGCTTATTTGTGATTGGCCTCGCCATTGGTTCGTTTCTTGGCTATCACTGGGGTGCGTACTGATGACCGACGAACTGCACTTCGGCGCAACCCATGACAAAACAAAGCTCCTCGTTTTGCGCGAAGCCGTAGAGCGTGCTGACCACCTAGCGGTCATTCAAATGCGGTTGATTGAGTCGCAGGAAACGTTAATTGCGACGCTTCAAGCGCGAATCAAGACGCTAGAAAGTGAGTTATCTGAGGTGAGGTGTGCGCTATGACCGACGGCATTCGTTTTGACCCCTGCCCGCATTGTCTGGGCAAGTTCTGGATCGACGATGGTTTTGGCGATTGGATCAAGTGTTCGGTATGCAATGGAGCAGATAGACAACATGAACGAAATACTCGAAGCCGCATTCGGCTGGTGTATAGCAATGACCGCCGTGTGGTTAAGCTGGAAAATAGTGACGGCCCTGATCTGCCGCCCGCCGCTTAACCTGCCGCCCCCGTCGGAAGACGCGAAAAGAGGCACAGGAAATTGGTGAGGGTAGAACTTACTGCACAAGAAGTGCAGATTGCAGCACTGGCGGCGGTATTACGAACCGGCGCAGCCCTGACGAACGCACTACAGCACCGATACGGGTACGACGGCGCGAATGGCTGGCAAGTTGAGATAGAGTCTAGTTGCGCCGAGCTTGCCGTCTGTAAGGCTCTAGGAGTCTATTGGAGCGGTTTAGCGGGGCCAGGGGCTAGGGATGTGACGGGGTGCGAAGTGAGGCACACAGAACTCGACCACGGGCGTTTGATTCTGCATCCCAGTGACCCCGACGACGTGCCGTTTGTACTGGTGACAGGCAAGCGCGGTGACTACGAATTGCGCGGCTGGATTTACGGAATAGATGGCAAAAAAGACATGTATTGGGATGACCCGACACGCAAAGGGCGTCCCGCTTTTTTTGTGCCACAAGCTGATTTAAATAAATGGGAATTAAGTGATGACGATAGACGACGAAGTGATACGCAAAGTGATGAGCGAAATGGGCAAGAAGGGCGGCAAGACGACAGGCAAAAGCAAGCGCCGTGGGGGGCGTGAATTTTACGAACGCATTGCTAGAATGCGGTGGAAGAAGGAAAAATTAAAGCCGGAGCCGACGCCAGATGATTGATTCGTTTGAATTGATGGGCCATCGCATTACGGTGAAATATGGTCGCGTTCCGCGTGAGGCGTGGGCGTGGTATCGCGACGATGACAAAGTGATCGTGCTGTCGCCGCGCATCAAAAAGCAGCCCATTTCGCATTTGCATCACACGCTCTGGCACGAAATCACGCATGCGATCTTGGCGCATATCGGGCGTGAGGACTTAAACCAAGACGAAGCGTTCGTGGACTTGCTATCCAACGCGATTTATCAAGTGTTGACCACTGCGCGGCCAGACATCAAATCCGTTTCCATTTCCCAACCCCCGTCGGCTTAATCATTCGCTTTTCGCGCAAACCGTCAATCGTGCGCTTCCACGTTTGACGTCGCGACGCTGCGTTTTCGACCATTTCGTTCAGCACTCGGCGCAATTCTGTTTCGCTGACATCCTGCCCTTGCGGCATAGCATCCACAAAGGCTTGCTCGTAGCGGGTGAGCTTCAACGCCGACTCTTTCACCGCCTTAACGGCATCGTGCCAGCTTGCGACCAGGCTTGACACTTCTTCGCCGTCTTCATCCTTCTCTAGCACTTCTCGGGCTAGTTCAAAATACTGTGCGTTGAGTTTATCGCCGTCTTTCTGTTTGATAACCTCAATCTGGGCGGCGAGGGCGTCCGCGTTTGGGCGAAAGCAACCAAGCAAAAAGTCGAGATTAGCGGTAATTGCTGAACTCCCACGCGGCCTCTCGCTCGCCACATGTCCCGTGTGATGCACCACGATCACGGTTGCGTTGAACGCAGCGCGTAGGTGCGTATTCAGCAGCCGCAAATAACTTGAAATGTCTGTGCTGCTGTTTTCATCGCCGCTAAAGGTTTGAGAAAGGGTGTCCACCACTACAAGAGTCGGGGGATGGGGTAAGTGGGAAATGGACTCCCGTAGGGTGGACACTTGATCTTCTTCCGTCAGAAGCAATGGCGTGATGCACACATGAAAGTTATCGGGATTCGATAATTTGTGCTGCTGATGCCATGCCCTTACGCGGCGATAAATACCTGCGCCGCCTTCGGCGGCCACATAGACGACTGACCCGCCACTTGTCTTACGACCGCACCAATTCATTTGGTGAGCAACGTGCAAGCAGAGGTCAAGCGCAACGAATGACTTAAAAGTACCAGATGCGCCAAACACCATGCCCATCGCATCCGCAGGAATGAGTGACTTGACCATCCAGCGGACGTTTTTGGTGATGTCCTGAAGCTCTGGCAGCGTGAGCAATAACCCCCGCCGTTCTTCGTCGGTCACGCCCAGGGCGATTTCGACTTTCGGCGCACGGAATCGTTCTGCGCTAGATACTAAGCGCGGGATTTCATCAAAACGCGATTGCCAGCGGTCAAGCTCTGGGCCAAAGGCGGGTTTAACGGCCAGCATTAAACCGCGCAGGGCTTCAACCACCGCCCCACCATGCATACCGCTCGCGACCATTTTGCTTGATAGCTTGAGTAAAGCGTCGTGGTAACTGCGTTCGTTCGGATCGTCCGCAGATAGCGCGGCGATTAGCTCCGCATAGTCCGCACCCGTCCCCGTAGCGCGTGGCGTCTCACGCATCACGCTCATCTGTTCGCGAATGACATCTAAGTCAAGCCCAAACGTGGCGCACGCATCCGCAAGGCTATAGCGCACGTTCAGGTCAGATTCTTGTATACACACGGTGTGTATACCTGACTCCCGTTGCTTCGTATTTTTACCGACGGGCAGACGCACATAACGCACCACGTTATTACCGCTGCTATCGGCTTTAATCAGGTTGGCTTTGGCCATCGCTTGCATGACGGCATCGACCAGGGCCAAGTTCTTTGTGTCTTCGTCGTCTTCATCAAGCAAGACGCCGATTTGATAATTCTTTGGACTCGTTTCGATCACATAGCTTGCGCGGCCATTGATGTGAGACGGATCGGCATCGTCTGCCACCAAAACGCCCAAGCGGTAAAAGTAGGTTTTGGCGCGACGAAACTTTCCTTCGCTATCAACGCCTTTCAGGATAGAGGTACAAAAGAACGTGTTGTCCTCAACACTTCCATTGATTAG